GGGGCAAGTCTCGCCTTGGGAGTGGGATGACGTCATGGACTTGGACGAGGACATGCTTGTTCATGCCGTGGCTTGGGTCGCGCTTTCATCCGATGACTTGAACTCAGGCGCTGCTCAGGATCAGCAGACTCTTGCAGATGATAGGTTCAACGAGATTACCATTAGCCTAGCACGCAGGAAGATGACCCCGAGTCCATCGGGAGCGGGAATACCAAACGATTGGTATCTGACATATCCTTACTTGTACTAGTGTGAGTCACACAAGGATACGTCATGGTCGTCGCCTTTAAGAAACTGAAGGGCAAACGCCCTGCGTCCAAGCTAGAAAGCACGACGCTGCGAGGCTTCGGAGGTGGCTGGAATGCCATCGACGAGGATTTGTCGATGCCTCCGAAGTACCAAGTCTCCCTTATTAACTTTCACCGTACGTCATCCGGGTCGCAAGCCGTTCGGTTCGGGCAGATGTATAATTGTGATATCAAAGCCGTTAACAATTCGCCAATCGTTGATGGATATTACTTCAACGGCCGCAATGTCGTCGTTTGTCAGAATGGCTGGGTGCTTACGATTGACGAAAGCGGTTCAACGATAACCCCGATCTGGAACCCGACAATTGCCGCTGCCTTACCGGGAGCACCGGGCGGTTGGGGAACGAGTACTCAGCATGTAAGCTTTGTTCCATTCAAAGACTCACTTATAATTCATAATGGAGTTGATAAACCGATCTCCATCAATTCCTTGTTCAATACAATATACCTCCAAGACCTTGCAACAGGGTCGAATGTCAACGTTCCGATTGGTCGCTATGGATGTGTCGCCGCCAACTACCATTGCGTTTCTGGCATTCCTGCGACGCCTACTGAGATCATTGTTTCTGCCAAAGGTACTGGTGGGGTATTCATTGGTGATGCTGCTCCGAATGACTCGATCAGTATTGACGTCGGTGCGTATGCTCCTGAAGGGGCTGCGTCCATCAGGGGCATTGTAGGGTTCCGAACCTTTCTGCTCGTTTTCTTGCAGAACATCACGGTACAGATCACGCTTGGGAACTATGATGCTACTGGGATACATACTCCGCAATTTCCTGATACGCTGCCGCAGTTTGGTCTCATTGGCGACCGTTGCATTGTCACTGTTGAGAATGACCTTATGTTCTACGGGCTCAATGGACTAGGTGATGCTAAGCGAAACATATTCTCTCCGGGTGTGCTTACATCTGATTACTTGTCTTCTATTATAGCTCCATCATACAGAAACCTAGTAGGGCAGATGACCGATGAGCAACAACTTGATGTGGCTTTCGCTCTTTACGATCGTCTCAATAACGATCTTTGTCTATTCCTGCTTAATGGCATTGTGCTCGTCCACACTTTCAATCCACGGCTCAAGATGCATGCTTGGTCTTCGTATGAGTCTATGGCTTGGACCGCGGGTTGGACAACTGTACTTGGCCGGGTTTTTCTGGCCAAAGGGACGAGGCTATTCCTGTCTGGCAATTCCACTTTCACCGGGGAGAACTTTTACGCTGATCGCTTATCGGACAGGGATTATACTTATGCTCCGACAGGATCAGACTTTGCGACAAATGATCTGGTTTTCGATACAACGGATGGGACGGTATGGCAATGTCTAACAGGGCACCCGAGAACATCAGTCTATACTACTTTCGCAACGGAACGGGAAGCAAACCCGACGATGTGGTCGCAGTACCTCGGAAACGAAATTCCGATAAATATGGAACTCCCTTGGATCGACGGGAAAGATCCTACAAAGCTAAAGCAACTCCGCTACGTAAGCGCCGCCACAAAAGGAGACGCTGAGTTCCAAGTGGATGCATACGTGGACAACTTATATAAGGATGTAGATGGCAATGTGGTATATGATCCTGCGATATCAATGGTGTTCATTGGCAACGATGCATATGGCTACGGGTTTGATGATGGTGGGTATGGCATGGGCCGCAGATCGCGTGATCCAAGACTGTACAACTTCCCCGTCAAATTCAAAAACATCAAATTCGTCTTCAGTGGTACAGTTAATAAGAAACTAGAGCTAGTGAACTTGTCGTTCCTATTCGCCCATGGAAAGTACACGCGCTAGTGTGAGTCACACGATGACTACTGATTACACAATAAACTTCGGGCTAGCCCTTCCAGACTTTCGAATGGGGCCTTGGCATGATCTCTTGAACGAAGATATCACCAAGCTCGATCAGCTTCTGTACAGTGCAATGTCCTCGGCTAATTCTTCTCCATGGGAAAATGCTACAGTATACACCATAGGTACAACGGTAATCGATACCGATGACTCCAGCACTTGGATGTGCAATGCTGACCATACCTCGGCTGCCACTGGGACGTTTTCGGCAGATCGAGCAGCGCACCCAACGTATTGGATACAATTGCTTGCTGGCTTTGCTCCAAGAGGTGAGTGGCAGAACAGTACGAATTATTATCCATACGACCTTGCATATCAAAGTGCCTTAGGCATATTTGCTCAGTGCAAGACTTTTCATGTTTCGAATGCTTCGGGATCGATCAAGGACGACGCAGTTCATTGGTTCTTCATTTACGATATGTCAACTGTGACATTGGCCACTGCCACAACTGTTACGTATGACCCAACAGTAAGTGGACTGGGCGTCACGAATGTTCAGGCCGCAATCGATAAGATTGAGACGCAGATTGTTTCGCTAAACAATGTGAATGTCACACAGGGCAATCAGATCACGGCATTGCAGAGTGCTGACACAGCTTCCGATACGCGACTAACTGCTGTTGAGACAAAGAACACAGCGCAAGATACGCAGATAACAAACTTGCAAACGAGCGTTAGCAGTAACACGAGTGCAATAAGCACTCTGGACGGTGCTGCGGTCAAGCTTGTAGGCGGACAGAACATCTCTGGTGGTTTCTCTGTTACGTCGAAAAGTCTTGGGAACCTTACGAGCTTCACAGTTAATCCGTTATTAGGGAATTATCAGTATGGTAACAATATCGCCGCGTTCACAATCACTGCTCCGGCTGTAGATTGTGGTGTCGATTTACTAATCATTAACGGAGCAGGAGCAGCGATACCCACGCTTAACGGTTTCTCAGTAAATCTTGCCAACGTAGGAGACCCATTCACGACAACTAATGGACAGAAGTTCCTCGTTTCGATGCGTCGCATTGGTGGGATTGCGACGTACACGGTGAAAGCGTTGCAGTAATGGCTCAGACGATCATATACATTGCTCCGGGTACCGTTACGAGTTGGACGGTTCCATTGGACTGCAATAAGATTGACAGTGTTGACTGTTATGGTGCTGCTGGCAGTGGTGGTGCAACGGCGTTTAGTACCGCTAATGGTCCAACTGGGGGCGGTGGAGGAGCTTTCAGTCGGAAGAGTAACATTTCGGTAACGCCCGGAAGTGTGATAAATCTAAGTGTCGGACTAGGAGGTGCTGGTGTAGCTACTGGTAGTGGTACGGTCAATGGCAACAATGGCGGAGACACATCTTTCGGGAGTACTATTTGCTATGCTCAAGGCGGTCGAGGAGGGGCAGTCTCAACTGCTGGTGGTGCAGGTGGCAGTGCTGCCGCTGGTGTCGGAGACGTTCTGTATAGTGGTGGTCGCGGAGGTAATTGTATAGGAGCACAGCAACCGACTGGGGGTGGTGGAGGTGCAGGGCCAAGCGGAAACGGTACTAACGGATTAGATGTTACGTCTTCGGTAGCGTCAACCGGCGGTTACGGTGATGCCTTTCTTGGCGGCGCTGGTAGTGCAGGAAGCGTTCCAGCTGCTGGTACGAATGCGGCTTCTGGCGCAGGTGGAACTGGTACTGAGGCAGGCAGTGGCTACGGTTCTGGCGGCGGTTCTGGTAACGCTCAATGCGTAGGCGCGGGCCGGAATGCGACAACAGGTACTGGTGGTCAATTCGGTGGAGGCTCTGGTGGAGCGCAAGGTACAAGCAGCGGAAGCACTGCGAACTCCGGTCAAGCTAATCATGGATTTATAGTTATTGCCTACACGCCATTTAAGAAGCTGCCGCCACAGAACATTCCGATGATGGGTCTATAACGTGTGAGTCACACATGACAACCGAATATACCGATAACTTCAGGCTCGCGCTACCCGATTTTCGGATGGGGCCTTGGCATGATCTCGTAAACAGCGATTTCGCCCAGATCGATGAATTACTTATGGGCCTGTACCAAGGTGTTAACACAATTCCTTGGGCTAATGACATTCCGTTCACTGCGGGCACAGTCGCGCTAGATACAACAGACAATTCGTTTTGGGTCTGTGTTACTGATCATACATCTGCTGCGACCGGAACGTTTGCTGCCGATCGCGCTGCAAATCCAACATACTGGAACCGCGTCATTGTCGGTCTTTCACCGCGTGGCCCTTGGCAGCATAGCACGAATTACCTTGTGAACGATTTGGTTTCTGATGCTAATCAAGGCGTGATAGCAGTATGCATCACTGCCCACACGTCCAACGCATCTGGGACAATTAGGGACGATCACGTTTACTGGACCTTCCTCATTGACATGACTGGTGGCCCTGCGGTCACGGCGGTTAATGTCGCGTATACGGACACAACGGGGTACTCTGGCAAGACCAATGTTCAGGCTGCGCTCGATTGGGTCATTGGTGTGAGTCACACGAACCAAGCGAACACTGCCACGAACACCGCGAATATTGCTACGAACACAGCGAACATCGTGACGAATACCGCGAACATTGCCACGAACACTACAAACATCGCTGCGTTGAATTCAGGTAAGCTTTCTGACGCTCCGAGCGATGGCAATACATATGCCCGCTATAATGGTTCGTGGTTGAGCATAACGACTGGCGGCGGTGGCGCTGTATCCTCAGTGTTTGGTCGCACGGGCGCTGTCGTACAAGTCTCCGGTGACTACAGTGTGGGTCAAATTACTGGTGCGGCTCCGATAAACTCACCGACATTCACGGGCACTGTAACAATCCCCGCAGGCGCAAATATCAGCGGCTTTGCCCCGTTGGCATCGCCTGCGCTTACAGGTGCTCCCGTAGCGCCCACGCCATCGCCCGGCGATAGTACTACGAAGCTTGCGACAACAGCGTTTGTGGCTGCTGCGCTTTCTGCCCTTCCCAGTGGCGCGAAAATAACGATAAGCGACACACCTCCCGGCTCGCCGAGTGCGGGTAATTTATGGTGGGAAAGCGATGTTGGTTTACTCTACATCTATTATAACGATGGCAATTCATCGCAGTGGGTAATCGCGGCACCACAACCAGATACGTCTGGACTCGTGCATTTCGATGCAGCGCAATCGTTGTCAACTACGCAACAAGCACAGGCACTGACCAATATCGCAGCGGCACCATATGAGGCTATTAGCTATAATAACATTCTTATCAATGGAGGAATGGAAGTCGATCAAATCAACATGGGCGCTGCTATAGCGATGGCCTCAAGCTATGCCGTCGATGGATGGTATGCAATCAAGAACGGGACAATGATTACTACGAGTCAGCAAGTAGCCGACGCACCGCCCGGCTTCTCGAATTCGCTCAAAGTCACTGTGGGAACGGCTGAAGCATCTTTGGCAGCGGGCGATTATACTTTCATCTACCAACTAATTGAAGGCATTCGAACATCCAAACTTCAATTCGGAACGTCGAGTGCTCAGGCAGTTACCCTGAGCTTCTGGACCAAGATACATCGCACCGGAGCCTATTCTGGAGTTCTGAAAAATAATGCCGCGACCAGAAACTATGCGTTCAGCTTTACTCAAAACGTAGCCGATACGTGGGAGTACAAAACTGTCACCATCCCCGGCGACATAGCTGGCTCGTGGATTGGTAACACCAATACAAGCGCGTTTATGATTGCGTTCTGCATAGCTTGCGGAACAACTTATCTAGGAGCCGCGAATGTATGGGGAGCCACAAACCTAGTTGGTGTTACAGGCACCACGAATGGCGTTGCCGCTATAACGGACGTGTTCCAGATCACAGGCGTCGCGCTACTGCCCGGACTGATTGTGCCTACTGCTGCGCAATCGGTTGGCCTTAAGCGGTCGTATGAGCAAGAGCAATTACTATGCCGTCGTTATTACTGGACCAGCAATCCGACCAATCCAAAGGGCATAGCAGTTGGATGCCTCATGGGCTATAGTCTCGCTGCCAATGTTATTCAGTTGGGGAATTGGCGGTTCACTGTTCCGATGCGAATTATACCCGCACTGACTCTTTGGAGCGTTGGAGTACAGGGCAATGTCCGCAATTCAAGCAGTGGTGCAGCAATTGCAGTTGGTGCTGCTACGAACACTTACATGGGTGCTGAGGGTGGTTGCGCTATGGGAGTCGCTGCCCTTACCGCTTCAATATGGGTTGACTTTGATTTAGTAGCAGATGCGAGGTTGTGATGGCACTCGACTTTCCAAGCGCCGGATTGACTATCGGCCAGAAGTTCCCGGCTTCGCCCATCGCTGGCGTACCGACCTACTCATGGGACGGCCAGAAGTGGACAACTTCGACTGGCCCAGTTGCTACTAAAACATCAGTCTTTACCGATGGCTCAACTGCAATGACCGCGCAGTTAACTCTCTCAGGTGATCCCGTCAATCCGACCGATGCGGCTGATAAGCATTACGTGGATAACGCGGCCGTGGCTGGCGGCTACATGAAAGTGGCAGGCAACCAGACCTTAACCGGAGGATTTGGTCTCACACCGTTCAGCATTGGAAACTTCCCGGCCAGCTTCGCGCCAAATCCAATGAATGGGAATTACCAATACGGTACCAACAACGGTGCATTTACGTTCAACGCGCCGACGGTTGATTGCGCAATTGACTTTCTCTCAACAAACAGCGCAACGGCTGGCGCGATCACATTCACTGGTTTCACGTACGCAGCTACCAACTACGGTGATGCGCTAACCACGACCAATGGTCAACGCTTCATCATCTCGATCCGGCGGATCAACGGCATTTCGACATTTACGATAAAGGCTCTACAGTAATGACGCAAATTAACCTCACATCTGGTACCAATTGGGTCGTCCCTGCCGATTGCGTCAAGATCGATAAGGTCGAATGCACTGGTAGCGGCGCGGCAGGCCAGACAGGCGCGACTTCACCAAACAGTTTCACTGCTGGTGACGGCGGCTATGGAGGCGGTGGTGGTGCTTACGCTTTTAAGAATAACTACGTAGTAACTCCGGGTGCGAACATTCCAATAGCTTTTGGTGGGTACACGAATTTTGGTAGTGGTGTCTGCTACGCACAGGATGGGTCCGGCCAAAGCGGCGGCGCAGGCGTAGCAGGTGATGGTGGTACTGTCGGCAATGCTGGTGCTGCGGGTGGCTTACAGAATTCTGGGCTCAACGGTGGCGCTGGTGGTACTGGCGGTAGTGCTGCTGGTCCTTATGCCGGAGGCGGTGGCGGAGGCGGTGCTGGCGGCACTTCAGGAGTCGGCCAACCCGGTAACAACGGAAATCCGTGGGGCGGCGGTGGTGGCGGTGGTGGTGGGGGAGCCAAGAACGGCTTTACTGGTGGTGCGGGTGGCGCACCGTATCAAGGCATTATTGTCATTAACTACACTCCATTCGTGCCACCTAAGGGTGGTGGTAATCTCGCAATGTTAGGGTTCTAGAGTTAGTGTGAGTCACACATGGTTAGGCATATCATCGCAGCACTCGAACCACTCAAGAGCAATCCAGCAGCATTTGCGTTGGTGGTTGTCAACTTGCTGTTCCTTGCTTGGGGTGCTTATATGTTCAACCAATTCGCGAAGGCAGGTGAGCGTCGCGATACAATGCTCACGGCCATCATCAGGGAGTGTGCAAAGTAGGAGGCAGCAATGCCGGGAAGCGAACATGGTCCATCTATCAAAAACCCGAAAACGTACGAAGCCCTCAAAAGGGAAGGCTTCAGTAAGACGAGTGCAGCGAAAATTTCGAACTCCGCACTCAAAAAAGGTTACAAGAAAGGAGTCCACCATGCCCACCACGAGCACAGCAGAAAGCGGCTCGCACACCTCATCGCTTCCAACCGATACAACGCGCGTGGGAAGTAGCAGAGACCTCACGATCCGGCTATATCAGCCACACGACATTCCTCGGATGATTGATATCCTGATGGAGTGGATACCGCGATTGCCGAACTATGCCATGATCGTGCCAGATCGTAAGCGTATCGAGTACGTATTGAAAAACAACATCGATAACGCCGCTGCGTTCGCCTGCTGGGTCTTGTGTGACTCACACGACGTGGTTCAGGGGGGTGGTGCAGGCTTCACGATTATGTCCCTTCTATCTCAAGACCATGTTTCTGACGACGTATTCATGTTCGTACTGCCAGAGTTCAGGAACCTGAAAAATTCGAACATGCTACTTGAGGCATACAAGGATTGGGCCAAGGCCCGAGGCGCGAAGTTGATCCGGGCGTCCCATACAGGCGGATCATTCCCTGAAGGCTCAAAAGAGCAAAAGATGTTCGACCAACTACTAAAGCGCCATGGGTTCTTGCCTGTGGGGACAATTTACCACTTGAACATAGATGGAGATTAGTAATGTCAGCACCATCACCACCTCCCGACAACAGCCTTCAAGTAGAACAAATGAAGGAAGCGCAGCAAACGCAGATGCAGCAGGCACAGGACGCGAAGGACGCAGCGAACGCAGCACAACTTGCTCAGCTTCGCTCTGGCTCTCGCACAGCGGCAGGCGGGACCGTGGATCAATACTTCCAAGATCAGGGAGTTGACCCAACGGCATACGAGGGCTCAATTGCAACGCAGTTGAACGATACGCTCGCGGGCATCTCGCCGACCGATCCAAATCCCGGTTCTGCGTTTACGGGAGCGGGACAGACCATCTTCGACAGGCTGCAAACGGCAGGCCAGAACAAGGCCACAAATGCCGTGAACCAATTGTTCTCACCAAACTTCGAGATGTCTCGGGTGACAAATCAACTCGCCCAGCCATACGAGCAATCAACGGAGGCGACTCAATATGGAAACGCCGACGCCATCATCAAGAACATGCTGGATCGCGGTGTGCTTACCACTAGCGGATACAACGCCGCGAAATCGGATTTGGACCGTCAAGTTGCCGGGGTCAACGCCCAACTTAACACGATTGGTACGGGCCTCGTCGCCGGAGAGCAGTCAGACCTTCGTGGCATTGGCAATAAGGCTAGGCAAACAGCTGGCGGTCTGCAACTGGGTCAAGCTTTCGATCCGGGTACCTACTCGACTGAGGCGGACACATCCTTCAATGACTTCATCAAGAACTTGGGCACTAACATTAGCGCGCAGGCACCGGGGAACCTATTCAATACAGCAGGACTTGCCGCTATTGGAGGCGCTGGTCAAGGAGCCGGAAATACAGCGTATAATCCGCAAGCGGCTGCGGGCGCTGTCAACACAGACCAGCAACAGAACCAGATTGATACCTCTAAGGGTAGCACCCCAAATCCCAATTCAATCTTCTAATGTGAGTCACACAAATGGAAGGCATGGTAGGCGGTATCATAGGCCTAGTGGGTGCGGGTCTACAAGCCTCAGCTCAAGCGTCTCAGATCGAGTATGAGTACGCTGCACTCAACTGGCAAAAACAGCGCGCTGTCCAACAGGACTGGTTCGCTCGGGCAGGGCGACAAGATGCGTTCGGGAATGTAACTAAATACAATCCCGCAACGAATATGTGGGAGGTTAATCTATCTCCAGAGCAGAAACAAATAACGGATGCTCAACAGCGAGAGCAACTGATACAACTAACACAGGACATACCTGCGCAAAGAAAGGTGATGCAAGCCGTTCAGGAACGTGCTGAAGCAGCAAAACAGCCTTATAATAGAGCGCAGCTTGGGTATCAGTACGATCAACCTCCGCCGCCGGAAGCTCTCCAGAGCCAGCTAACCGGACTTATGGCCGTGAACAACATGATTAAGTCGAAAGCGGATCAAGCCCTTATCATGCGCAGTGCGTTGCGTATGGGTACGGGAGCCAACCCGACAGAAATAATCAAAGCGGTCAGTGATCAACTCGGTAGCAATGCAGCACAGAGGAATATGTCGCTTCAGGCCCGGCAGCAATCGTTGCAAGAAGAGAACCAATTGCAACAGCAGCATCAAAAGCAGTACGGCGATCCCATGCAGACATGGGCGGCCATTATGCAGCAAGGCGGCCAAGTGCCTCCAATCCCGACCAGCACAATCCCGCAGACGTTGAGCGCACAGATCGGTCAGCAGCAGACCAGCATGGCAAATGCGTTCAACCAAGGCACGACGGGTGTAGGCTCTGTAATGCAGACACTCGCTCAGGCCGCAGGCAAATCGCCTGATCTAAGCTCTGCCGTCGCCGCATTCGCCAAAATGAAGTTGGGTGGTGCGAGCAGTGACGGCAGCGGTGACGGCGGAGGAGGTATGTCAACCTTCGGTCAGTCGTCATACGACAACAACCCCGGCTATGGAACCTCGGGTGACTTCTGACGTGTGACTCACACGAGATAGGAACTAAAATGTCTCAGCCCTTCGCACCTCCAAGAAACGGACCAATACAAATGCGTCCTCCGGGCCAGACAAACAAGTCGCTCGGAGCGGATAGGATACCACTAAGCACAGATATCCCGAGACCTAATCCGGGCTCGGTAAGAACGAAGCTCGCCAATCAGCAAGGCGTAGCTCCCGACCAGATCGTACAACGGCCGGGATACACGCCGCCTGTGATGCCGCGTGCAGTAAATCCACAAGTGCCTCCGGTGCCGCCACAGGCAGGCATTCCATTGCCTAGACCTAGACCTACATCAGCACCAACCGATGCCACACCGTTCTCGGATGAATACAACGCAGCCACAAGTGGTCTTCAAAATGCAGGCGCACCTATGGCTCAGATAATTGCGCGTCGAATGGCTCTCGACCCGACGCAGACACCAGCAGCATTGGTAGGTGGCGATCCGCAGCAACTTAATCATGAGCAGGGTATGCGAGCCCTCGCATCAGCCTTGGCAGCACAACAAACGCGATTACCGGGACCGCAAGATGTTCCGAAGGGCGGTAACGTCCCACAGGTCAACGTACCGGCACCAGTACCTATGCCTCTCCCTGCGGCACCCATAAACCCCAATCCGCCCGGAGTGACTTTCACGCCGTCGCAAGGGTCTACTCCCTATTACGTACCTAGCGAAGAAGAGAAGAGTGCCACAGGCAAGAAGGGTGATAAGAAGGAGAAGGATAAACCGCTCAAAGCAAACACAGGCGAGAAGGATCACAGCCTGTATTACTATCAAACGCTTGGCGTAGACCCAGCCGAGGGAAAGCGTGCTGCGGATACCGCTCTCAGGCAATTGATCAAGCGTGCGCAGGAGCATCCTGAAACGATCACTCGGGACGAAGATCGCTTGCTCGCCAGCGCAGGCAAGTCACCAGCATTTAACAAGTCGCTCGAAGAAAGTGCCATACGACAGCGGTTCGAGCAATATCGGGCAGAAGCAGAGAAGCCCGACGAAGAGAAAGGTGGCAAATCGAATATCGCTAAGACTGGACGGTTCGATCCCGCTTCAGCATCCGTTGCGGACGTGATCGCTAGTCGAGGCGCGCCGGTTTGGGAAGGCAACAGGATGCCCACGCAAGCCGACGTGAACCAAAGAGCGGCAAGCCCAAAAGAGTTCGCTCAGAAATTCCCGACATTCACTCCACCACAAGGACCACAGGAAGCAGCACCAGCAGCAGCAGTAGCACCCCCACCACAACCAGACGAAGAAGAGGAAGATTAACATGCAGTTACCTCCCGGAATGATGCCTCCCGGTGGCGGAGGAATGCCACCACTACCTCCCGGTGGCGCAGGTGGTCCTCCCGGCGCTGGCGGTGGCCCTCCCGGCATGCCTCCCGGCGGCGGTGGAGCACCTCCTATGGGCGGAGCAATCGCTCAGGTGCTCCAACAACTCATGCAGAACCCCGGACAGATGCGGGGCATGCTTCAGCAGTTGATGCAGAACCCAGCAGCAATGAAGGGTATGCAGAATTTCATGCAGGGCCAATCACCAACAGCAGGGATGCCAGCGCCTCCAAGTCAAGGTGGACCCATACCTCCCGGCATGACGCCGAACAATCCTATCCCGGTGAACGCTCCATCAGGAGGCGGTCCTGCACTACCCGGTGGCCCACCTCCGGGTATGCCTCCGGGTCCGGGTGGCCCACCTCCCGGCCCAGATGATGCCGAGAATGCCGCAAAGGATAAAATCGCCAACGCAGGTAACACATGGGATGGCGTCGATGCACCCACCAAGAACGATATCGAGCGTCTTAAGGAAGACCCGACACGAGCCGCAATCAAGTCCTTCGACGAGCAGTTCGGTCGTGGAATGGCTGAGAAGTACCTCGGAGACGAAGAGGATCAAGGAGACCAAGGAGCCGATGAGTCCTCAGAAGGTGATCAAGGATCAGCTTCCTCGCCGGAATACGACGGATAGCTAGTGTGAGTCACACGAATGGTAGACAATACACGATTACCCGAGGTTAAGAACATCAACCCATTGCTCGCGGAGCTGCTGATGCTTCGCGAGCAGTATCCGCGTATGCCACTTGAGTCTATGGCCGAGCAACTCATGCCGAAGTATTCGGAGTTTAGATTTGAACATTCTCCGAACGTCGAGGATCGGACCATGCAAGACGCAAGAAAGGCGATGGCGACCTATGATGCAGTAAACGACCAGTACCTAATACCGGGACCGGGTGGTAAAATGATTGGCCCGGAGCCTGTTTACCTCGCACAGTTCCTCCATAATAACCCATTAGGATGGGAGCTTGGTCTAAAGAGCTTACCGCCGATCATGCCCACTTCAGGGTTTCGCAAAGGGGACGTGCTCACCAACTGGAACAAGCCGGAAAGCGAACTTGATGAAATCGCAGGTTCCGGACCCACTCCCGAAAACTTCAAGGATTTCATGGATGCAAGAGCACATATGTTCGGGCTCATGCCAAACCCGCAACCTAGACCCTTTGTACCACCACTGCCAGAAGTGCATCCGGCATTGCCAATCAACAACCGGCAGCGGATCGATCCCGAAAACTACCCCGGCCTAGAGGATTTCCTTAAGCCGGGACAGGAAGAAGCATCAAGCGAAGAACAGGGATAGTATCATGGCAGACAATACAGACTTCGAAGATCGCTGGGCTGATGTTCCAACAGAACCCACTGACGACGAAGAAACTGCCCAAAAGAAAGCCGAGCTACTCAAGCTCGCTACTCCCATGCCGCTGACGCCAACTCCTCAAACGCCAGCGGAATTGCCTCCTCAAATAAACATACCCGCACGTATGCCGCCGGCACCGTCACCGGAGCCACCAACTCCGCTGACGATGCTTGGTCGGTTATTTCCTACGCCCAACCGTTTGCCGGGAGCGCCGGTGCCAGTGCCTCTGCCTCCGTCTCTTATTCAGCCCAAGGATGAGGAACGGATTGCTCAAGCCTCTGGTGGCTCTAACTACGCCCAAGCAAACGAAGCAATGAAGCTCACGCCAGAGGAACAGGCACTCTATGAACGCCACTTGACCAATTTAAACGGCCCCGGTGGCGTTGATAACCCCGATGGGTCTCGCTCAAGCATTAGAAACATAACCGTTGAGATGGACGGTAAGACCTATGTGCTTCCTACCATATACGATGGGAAAATCCTATCCACCAAAGACGCTGTGGACAAAGCCAAGTCGATAGGATTGGATAAGTTTCCTTCATATGACTCACAAGATGAGGCCGAGTCGCGCTACAATCAAATGCACGACTACATGGAGAAGGATACAGCCAATTATCTAGGTCAGCGGTCTGACATTGGCCAACTTTCAACCGCTGGTGTTCGCGAGGCTGGGCTACAACCCGGAGCAGTTGGCCCAGCGCAGAACGTCAATGCTGTACAGCGAACCAATTATCTTACGAACCAGCGGACCAGACTGAAGGACGAAATCGAGAAAGACCCAAGACTCAAGCTACGCCTTGCGGCGATCATCGATCTGGAAAACCCCAGTGCAGGCACAGCCGTTGCCGAAAGTCTGTTTAACCGATCGGTCTACACAGGGCGTTCAGTTGCTCAGGGACTCGGAGGTGGTGCAAAGAGTTTCTATGGACCTGAGCGCAAAGGCCTTGTTGAAGCTCGTATGCGTGAATTACAAAGCGATCCGAGGCGACTACAGCAACGGTATAACCAAATCAGCGAAGCCTATTCGAGCAACTATACGAAAGGTAACACTGATCAGGGTTCGTCTGGTGATCCTAATTACCTAACAGGAGGCGTTGGCGAAAACATCAATGGCGAGCGGTTCAATGACTTCGGCGGTGGCCCCGGTGGCATAGCCGGTGCGCGCCAGTTCCGTATTGCGCAACAAGGTTTGGCCGGTCAGCCTTCCCTTCCTATGTCCGAGATTTCTCCGTTCCTCAACCCAGAGCCAACGGCAACACAGAACGTTGCGCTTCAAGGCGGATTGGCCGATACCCCAATAGCTGCTGCTCAAACGGCTGCTCTAATGCAAGGCACACCTCTTGAAAAGATGAAAGCCGTCAGCGATGCAATGACCGCAGCCACGAAGAGAGGCATAGACGAGCCACAGGTACCTATACCGGGCCGCCGTGTGACTCACACGAGGCAAGGTGTACCGACTATTGGCACTTTGCCTCAATCGCCGTACATGACTTCGCCACCTCAGCAAACGCTGCCCACTCCGGGCTTGGCACCAACGGCGACACCATCGTCGAACGTGATCCAAGACCTTACGAACCCATCGGTCTTGGCCACAATCCAGAACGCGACGGGTGTGCTCAATCCAGCGATGCTGGCTCAGTCCCCGACGCCTCCAGCGCCTCCTCCGCCGCCGCAAGGTGACTTCGCGTATCTAGACAAGCTCCAGCAACTCGTTCAGGCCATGAAAGGATCGAATAAGGACGATGCAATAAACGCTGCCAAGAGCGTAGCGGCCGGTGTACTATCACAGCCAGTACAAGCATTTAACACCACTGTAGCGCCTGCGTCGATGATGGCAGGTATGCTACTCGATAATGATGCGCTGAAATGGTTTGGCGCCGAGAGCATGGCCAGAGGCGACCAGTACCAGAAAGACTTGCGCGACGCAATGGGATTGCCACAAGATCAATCCCGTGGACAGGCTATGGGCCAATTCGTCGGGTCGAACCTCGGGCCTAGCGTCCTGCGTACCTTGGGCAGCATGGCAATCTCAAAGGGCTTCGAGGCAGCGCAGCCTACCTTCGCGCAACTCGGACAATCCTACCCAGTGCCATCCATTCCGGGAATGCTTTCAACCCCAGCAGAAGCCGCGACTGTGTTTGGCAAACCACCCGTAGTCATCAACACTCCGGGCGGACCCGTCACAATGAATGATGCTCAAATGAGTGAGCTTGTTTGGGGTGCAGGTGCTGCATTAGGCTTTGGCTTTCTCCCTGCCGTGACTGCACGCACCACGAGAGTTGCCAGAGAAGGCTCAGCTTGGCTAAGGGATTGGACAAACCCAACACGCGACGTTCCCGGCGCGCCCGGAACAATGGCAGCAAGCTTACCAATAGACGTATTGAAAGCAGGCACTCTTGACGTTCCGTCAGCGATGATTGATGTTATCAATAGGATGGGCCGATACGCGAAAGACCCCCAAGGAGATTATGTGAAGAACCCCACCTTCTGGGACATGATGAAAGGGCGCGACCACGGTATCGATCCAGTAGCGGCAGAGCAGGTGAAACAGAAATTCGGAATACAAACCAGATCGGGCCAGCAGAACCTTATCAAGAGTGCGCTAACCGACGGCAAGATGACTACGCCTGACTTCAAGTTCGACGTTCCTTTATCTATGGGGGAACTTGCCAAGTATACTCGGGAAAATCCTGACTTCGCCCATTACATAAAGGCGAACATGCTCGCCGAGCAACTTGAAGTTAACAATCAGCTAAGGACCACATTGCCAAGCGGTCAGCCTCGCACGCAACTCACAAAGCTAGCGGACCCTCCGCCTGCAAGATACAAGGACATAAACGGTGAAGTCTGGACCAGAAATGGCCAGTTCGGAACTACGAGCGCAAGGCAAACTGTACGCGATTATGAAGCAGCCAATCCCGACTTCCGTCAGGCGTATCAACACTTGCAGAACAACTTAGCCGAGACGCGAAGGTTCGTAAGCGACTCGCAATACGCAGCGCAGAACCCGACAGAACTAAGTGCTATGGCCCAGATACGGCCAACAATGCCAATATTCGACGAGAGGGGAAATCAAAAGGTAACGCTACAGCGGATTTTGAACAACGATAACCCATTGCGCGTGATAGAGGACACCATGCGCAAAGCAATGGGCAGCACACTCGATAATGATGCTAGGCACACCCTCGTTAATGCATCACCGCCCGGAGCGTTCACGCCTCGAAGCGAGAAATGGGTAAGGAACAACGGACAAGTCGCGGCTGCAAACGGAGCCATCCTACCACTGAGACTAAATGGCGATACTGTCCACTACACCACAGACCCATTCCTAGCTAGCGCCTTGAAGTCGGGAGAACCTGTAAGCAATCTTGGTTCGTACTTCACCTCGTTGGCCAAGAAGCCATTCACGTTCACGACAACTGGACCGTGGATGCCTACGTTCGCGCCAGTTGCTATGCTGCGCGCTTTGGAACAAGGCTGGACCACATACCCAATCGGAATAGTGGATAGGGCAGGAAAGCCTATCGGTCCTGTGGGACTCACACGAACTCTGGGCGCTATTCCAAGGGCAGCAATACCTCAAATCGCACACATATGGACACCTACCGCAAAAGCCTTCGAGGGTTGGATAAGCAATAACCCTATTGGCCGAATGATCCCTCCGCAGTATCACAATCTAATATCGCGAACATTTGAGCAGGCTTGGAACAACTCACTCTATGCAAAGCTTAAAGAGTCAGGCGGCGTATCCGGTGAAATAGTCAGAGGCGAAAGAGAAATCAACCAAGGACTTGCAAGTGCAAAGCTGCAATATCCATCGAACCATCCAGTAAGTCCCATACTTGACTATATGTCGAATGCCGCTAGGACTTTCGGAAGATATCTGAGCAACGTGTACCCAATTCAGCATGGTTGGACGCATCCATATGGCAAAGGCGCGGAAATTACAAGGCAAGCTGTTGTCGAGTCACCCGGATTTGCGTGGGCTTCCAAGGCCATGAATAGAGGTGCCCAAAGGGTTGTCTTTGAAAGAGACCCTCAAGGAAATCTTCAGCGGAGGTATGTACCGCTAGACCCGTCAGCCCTTGGCATGTATTACCGCGACTACACAGGCGATCCCTCTGTACGTGGCTCACCTTTCTACAGAGAAGGTGGTGGCGCGAAGCTACTCAAGTATCAAGGTCCAAACATGCTAGGTGCTGGAGTTGCTAAAGGCGCTGGCGTTATTACGGCAGGACTGAGAGAGATCATTCCTTGGTCTGGCGTTCTTGTTCAATCTCCGGCCCGAACGATCAAAGCCCTGAGAGACAATCCTGTCAGAGCAAACATGGCATACACACTCGGAACGGTTATGCCTCAGGTAGTCGCGTATTTGTGGAACATGCAACAAGGACAGCAATACGTTGACTATGATGTGGATCAGCGGAGTGAATACGCACAGAACAATAATATATACATCGCAGTACCCGGAAAGAAACCATACCAAGGTCTCGAATTGTCTTGGTATCAGGAAGCCGTGTTTCCAAAAGTATTGGCCAAGTCACTCGCGCATCAATACTATGGACGCTCCAACCAAAACGGATACCAAGACATATGGGATGCAGTAAAAGCCTTCGTTGGCACGAACATTTCACCACCATTTCCACCCCTACTCAATGCAGGGCTTGCTGCTGGGACAGGTATGGTACTGCCTCCCGGTGGTTTCATTGGAGACATATACCAGCGCAAGGTAAACCCATATGATGTGGGATACAAAGAGAACAACATTGAATTAGGCGCGAGACAAATGTTCCCCGGAGTTGCTGACATCTGGCTGCAAATGATGCATGCGATGAGCGACGTGCCTGAAGGATCAGGTGCGTGGGCAACGGCAAAGGCTGGTATACAGCAGGGTGCCGAACGCGCGTTGCAGAAAACTGCCATACTACGTGACATTACTTCAGCACTCGGCGGGGATTATACCCAACAGGTATCCGGCTCACCCGTGGTTAACCAGAAGCTGTTCGAGCTTGATCACACGATTAGTGATTTGGCGAAACGATACGACACTTGGGAACGAAACAAGGGAGCAGTATCGCTCAAGAGCCCCGGCGTCTCTGGCGCTGGCATGGCGAAGGTCGGACCATTCATGCCGCAATTGCCTCCGACCGTTAACGGCAAGATACCCAATCCCGGCGTGTCTGTGGCCGAGCCGAAGAACCCATTGTATTCGGCATTCATGAAGCAAATGGAAGAGACGTTCAAGAAAGATAGCCCGGAGAAGGGCGGCATAGGCTACCGTTCCATGTGGAAGAATTACAGCATATGGACACAAGAGCTTAAGAGGCTAAGCACTGTGAGCCGTGGTGACGATCAAGTATGGCTGAAAGAAATGGAGAAGCAGCCGAGACTGATTGATTACCTGAAGAAGCAAGAAGTCGATCCGACCAACTACAAAGCAGTCAAGGACTTCTATGGATATCAGCGTCAGCTCGTGGGCAAGATGATCCTGAACACGATCCAAGCCACAGAGCAGAAGTTCGACAAGTTACCAATGGTGCGCCAGAAACTTGGACCGACCAAGCACTTCTCGATCAAGATGCTCAGTCCCAATGAGCCCGGCATGAACGCCGATACTGACCAATGAAAAAAGCCCCGTGTGACTCACACGGGGCAATTGACGCCGGGACGCTTACAGTCGCCCCTACAGTTTGAAGCACGTCAATTCGTGCTCGGCGCGTTGTCCTTCTTCGGCAGGTTCACCGTAGCACGCCAATGGTAGTCACGCTTCCACCTGAACTTCTGTACCTTGTCCTCCTTAAGTAATAGTTCAAGGTACCCTTGCAATTCCTCATTGTCAATTCGGCCCTTGAAGTACCTAGCTATTGCACGATATGAATAGCCTTGAAGTCCTTGCTCGATCAAGATGTTGTGCAACTCTTGATGCCATTGCCGGTACCTCAGAGTTATAGCTTTACCTTCTTTAGATGACTCCATCTGTGAGTGCCTTTCGGGTCTTCGACATATTCTCGCTTCCCATCATCCCGTAACTGTAAGCTGACAGGATATGATATCTTGGCTTCAGCCGGGACGATTAGGTGCTCGATCCTGTTCGTGAATATGTTCTTTATCGGGATGGGTTTCTCTGCGTGCTTCACCATAATAGAAAGAGCAGTTTTAACAGTCCTATGGCTAGCAATACACACCAGATTATCGTGAACATCAATCCCAATACGAGCGTCATCTGGCCAATCATCATCCTGTTCCGACTGATACCAGACTTGGGTGACTTTATCTCCAATGGTGGACTGGGGATAGAAGGCCACGATGGATCGTAATACATCCTCGTCAATTCTTTGAATGACTTTGAGTCTTCGTCCAAGCGCATTGTACACTTCCCTGTCTTTCCTGAATTTAGCTTCCTCAGCGCCCCACCACTTCTCCAACTCAGGAGTTGTGGCATGGTAAATGATAAAGTTCCTGTTTGCATCGTTGTATGATAGCCCTGTCACTTCCGCGAGCTTGTATCGTTCCATTCTATAGTTAAGCCCATGTCGGCAACGCTTGGCTACATATCGTATGGTAGGTCTCCCATCTTCATCGTGGTCGTATGACGGAGTTTCGTCATATGGTATCTTGAACATATCCGAGGCTAGCGCGCGATGACAGTCATACAGCCCGTCAAGCCTCGCCTTCTCAAATTGCTCTTGCCATTTGGCAATACCTGCACGCCAAGCGACAACTCGGGCTTCAGCCTGAGACAGATCAAAGTATCCAAAGACCATTCCGGGATCGCACACGTACATTTCTCTCGCCCGAACTGGTTGGTTCTGCATGTTGCCTCCCTGTCCATCAAGAAGACTAGAGGACGACAGCCTGCCGGGGGCACGCTGTACCCCGTTCTGTCGATACTCACATCTAAATCTCCCGTCTGGACCAACTTGAGACTCAGCATAAGTACCGAGAAACTTGCTCTCTTCTGCATACTTTCCAACAAGGCTTATCATCTCCCTAGCTAGTGGTGGAGTTTCCGGGCTACGTAACATCTGAACACGATTGGCTTCGTCGGTTGAGAAGCCTCGGCCGCGTAGACCCAAACGAGTGAAGTACAGCACGCGCATTTGCTGCCACGAACCCGGATTGGGATAGTAGTCAGGATCACCAGTCAACTCGTGGACGCACTCATGGAATTGACCAAGGATACCTTGGACGTCCATCGACACTAGTTCGACAATCTTCTTCTTGCGTTCAAGATCGACGGCCACGCCATGACACGTAGCCGCAACAAGATGTGGATGCGCTCGCATGACATGGTTACGATAGAAATCCCAAAGACCTTGGTCCTTGAGTTCCTTGCACATCTTCATCCAGCATATGAGAGTGACGCAAGTATCTTTTCCGTTATACCGCCAGAAATCATCGATGTTACCTCCCTCCTTCCACGACTCAATTTCATCCTTATAGAATGGATGAGTTGTGTATTGGGAGGTGAGGAAGGCGAGATTGTGTGGAAGTTGAGGGTACAGGGTATGGTGTTGAAGCAGCGTGTCGTCTGAAAAACCAACACTGAGCCAATCGCTAAGCCGCAGCGTGTAAGTATCGTATTGACAATTCTGGCCAATAAGGGGAACTGCGTTAGATTTGTGTGAGTCACACAGTCCTTGTATGGCGTAGAGAATGTCGGCTTCTTGTTGTAAGGTGTAACGATTACGTCGATCGTCACGCCAATTGATGCAGACAGACCTATGTGGATCGTTAGCGAAACCAATACAGGCTGTGTGACCTCCAATAACTTCAATGTCGCAAGTAGTTGGTTTCTTTGCCTTTCTAATATCTTCAATCGCCTTGAGAGCCTGTTGGTACGTAGGGTTAATGAGCGTATCAATCTTGTAAGGTTCGAATGTTCCCTCGAATACTGCACGGAGTTTGTTCCTTATGTCTAGAGCGAACACAGGTTCGAGTTTGAGTTCCCGCATGGCGTATGCGGGATTGATAGTAACAACGTAAGTACCTAGCCTATTGCCGGGGAACTTTGCTCTTTCGATAACTGATCCCCTCCAATGGGTAACTCGCTCTTCCCCAAGAAGGGCATAGATGGCATACCCTCCCATGATAAGGATTGTTCTGAGATTGGGTAACTTAGATAGCTCCCAGTGGAGCATCTCGACCCACTTTTCTAGCTCGTCCCTCTTGACGATGTTCTTCTCATCCCCGTGGCGCGAAAGCGAAATCTGCCTCTTGACCACATTCGTAGTGTATAGTTTCGTGCGGTCAAGGCCGATCGTTTTAAGGGTATCGAACAGTAATCGACCTGATCCTCCAATGAACGGTCTACCTTTTTGAACCTCGCTTTCACCCGGCCCTTCGCCGACAATCGCCAGACTCGCATTGATTGGCCCCTCCCCGAATACTTGCGTCACCAGTCCAAAGTCTGACGCATGAGCGCGAAACTGATCTTCGAGTTCTCCTAGATCACTCGGTTGATCGATCTTTATCTTTCTCAATTGTACCACGTTCCCCATCTTTAACCTCCGAGAATTCTGCATCAATGATTGGGTTCTGCTCGTGTGACTCACACGACTTCGATACGATCTTTCCGCAATCCGCACACATCGTGTACGGACCTATGCCACCACCAAACAGACCGTACAGCCCGATGATGACGTCGCTCTTTTCTTGACAATCGGGACACATCAGTGCCTCGTTGTACTCAGGCAATTCATCTGGATTATATCTAGCCATTGTATCTCCTCATTGCCAAACCCATTGCTACGCTATCAGTCACAACGATCACGTTGTGCTTCGCTCTTGTCACTGCCGTATAGAAGTTCCTCCTATTTAATAACCGTGGCGCGCCTCGACACATGCAATAAACTACAGTGTCGAACTCAGAGCCTTGAGCCTTGTGCGTCGTAACCGCATAGCCAAGCTCGATTTTCTTTCTAGGATCGTAGTGGATGATCGATCCATGATAGGGCGAGTATACCTGTATGAAGGGGGGGACCACGACAGTCCTTCCATCCATTGAAAGCTGTAAACTTCCGTCTTCGGAGTTGACCCAATCAATGTACCCAATTTCTCCGTTGAACAACTTAAGTGAATAGTCATTCTTGTTCCAGAGAAACTTATCTCCGCCTCGTAGAGCGATGGGTGGGTCTTGAGAATTCTTAGCAAGTCGCTCATGCCGCTCGACTCTAAGAATGTCTCCACTGGGATTGAACCTAAGTTGCAGAGATGGATTAACTCGTGCTGTGCCATGATTGCCATTCCTTGTCGGCATGATTATCTGACATGCCTGTTCCACCACAGAACGATCTGCGATTTTGATCAATGTCTTGACCGGAGTATTCGTATAGACAATCTCGAACCTGTGATTGCGCAAAGGAATGCGGCCCGCACGTATGCGTTCCGCGTTGCTGATTATCTCGTCATCTGACCTGAAGCAGAATGTTAGTTCGATGCAAGATTTTGTCTTGAGCAAAGACTCGAAAGGCGCTCCCTTATCCACAGGAGGCAATTGCTCGTTGTCCCCAAAGAAGCGAACACGTCCACTGTTGGGCAATGCTTCCATCAACTGATCGTATAGCTGCTGAGATAGCATGGAACTCTCATCGACGTACACTACCTTCTCGAACAAAGGACGGTCACGATTACGCCTTGGTTCTGGAGGCAGCGGCTTCCCATTTTCATCCTCGTCGTCAGGCTCAGGGAACTCCAATAGCTTGTGAATAGTCTTTGCCTTGATCCCCGTTAGCTCTGTGATCCTCTTTGCCGCGCGGCCCGTAGGCGCACACAGTACCACTCGTCCATCACCCACATCGGTTTTCGTTTCTCTGAACGCGGCACCCAAGACCGAAGTCTTTCCTGTCCCTGCACGTCCCGTCACCGACAGCATTCGTACTTGGCTATCCAAGCACATTGACACAGCGTTCTCTTGTTGGTGTGATAGGGTAATTTCTTTACTCAATCAACTTCTCCCCTCTCGATAGGTCCACATGGTCATTCTGTTCGTACTCGACCGTTACTCCTAGCTCGCTCAGAATGCTCCCTGCACCCTTCACCAACAAAATACGCATCAATGTGGCCTTGGTCATTCCAAGAAAGTCTGCTGCCCTATCGATGTTGCTTTTGTCCTGCCCTGTCAGTCGCACAATCGTCGTAACCATACCGCTCTCTGGATACGGAGGATTGAGAGAGATAGTAATAAGGCTTACATCATTCATTTGACTCTCCATAAGGGAAGGTGCGTGTGAGTCACACGCACCCCCCGGTTAGTTATTACCGCCTACGGCCACGTCCTGTAGCCGTTTCAGCAGCTGCACGTTTGCGAGGAGGAGGAGCTTCCTGCTCAACCTCTTCCGCTTCTTCGCGAGCCGGAGCGTCCTCGGCAGCGAACAGCGAGCGGATTGTGCTGCGCAATTCACCATCCAAGTTCTTCTCCGACCCAATAACCACGCCGATATTCTGGTTCATCCATTCGTTCGGATCAACCTCTGTCGTGTTGGAGTCCAGACCGATCTTCTCCACGAACTGACGCAGGTTCCAAAGAGAGCGGCGGTCGCCCTGCTTAGGCACGAGCAATCGGTTATAGAAGAACTTCGCTCCGTCCTCGTAGTGCTCTGCAACCTCGGCGGGAATGTTCTCCGCCGGGATCAAGACTTGCATGGCAAAGTAATCATTGCCCTGCTGTGACGTCTTAACCTCGATGGACTGAATTTCCCCAACGTATCGGCCAACCGGGATTTCCGGCGGGCGTTCTACATCAGAGAGGTTCTCTTCCAACGAGATGATACCTAGTTCGGTGTCTGCCATGATGGCAAACCTCCTATGTTGGAGTGGTGATCGGACCACTCAAGGCTTTGGGCCTGTCCTCCCGATCGAGGTTTCCGTGTGAGTCACACAGAACCTTTGAAACGCTGCTCGACGTTATCGCCTGCGTCGCCGCCGCGTCTATTGTTAGGAATAGGAATGCGTCGCATACCACCCTTAACCCATTGTTCATAAAAGCGCGCAATCGTCATCTGCCCTTGAGCAGTATCTGGCTGATCTGGATCGTACTGAAGGATGAAAGAGGCTTCGCCCTTCTGATCGAACATTCTCGTTTTCATAGGCCTGCGATAGCCCGATACGCGAGTGGTTATGATCCTATTACGCTTACCTCCGGGCTCCAATCTAAGGTTCCACACTTCGGACAAACTACTAGACACATGATTGAGAAGCTTCGAGGTAAGCGCCATGCTAATCACTTCAAGCGTATCCCCTCCGCGACTATCCGGCTTCGTCTGCGGATCATTCTCATGTCCCGTGAATATGATATGAACATTATGCTTGCCAGTAACCTGCAAGAGTGACTTCACCAAACCCATAAGGTTCTGATTACGTCCTCCATATGCACCACGTCCCGGCACTTCCATCGTTGGGCTGAACGTCGGTGACTTACCAACTCCGCCAAGCACTGACTTCTCCAAGCCCATCTGCTCGACCACCGTAAGCGAGTCAACAACAACGGTCTTGATACTCTTATTCTCGTACAGGAACTTGTCTAGGCCAAAAGGGCTCGGCCCAATGCCGTGCCTAAAAACCTCTTCAGGAGACCTGTTCGCTAAGTCCATGAACTTCACATCTTTCCGATGCATAACCGTGACGTGTTCGTTATCCCCGAATGATAGATACAACTTGTCACCCGGAGCCGTCGCTGCCCACGTAGTCTTACCTACGTTATACAGCCCCCATATGATCATGGACAGACGCGGAACAGTGTCCGCACCTGTCTTAACGGGAAACAGGACAACCTTGTCATTCATAACTGAATTGCCCTCTCACTCGGCGATGGCTGCGCCGTTACCATCTGGTTGTATTGCTCTGCGCGACCCGCAGCAGTGTCCGCACAAAAGGGTATAAGAGCGCAAGGCCTGAAGTATCTGTTGCACGAATGCGTACGCCTTTCACTCTGTTCCCAGTTATCTTTGTACGTCTCAAATATCTCGACTTGGTTATAGACCCAATTCCCCCAATGGTTGATTGATGTTTGATCACGCACCACAGGCTCGATATGTACATCTTCTCCACGGTACGTCGGTTTGATCTTGCACCCGTACACTCTCGCGTGCCACATCTCAATGCCAAAGAGCGCCTGCCCACAGGCCATGTAGCCGGTAATCTGATGGCGCATCTTGAAAGACTCAATCCAGCCCTTGTCTAGCCTCGAAGCTGTTTTGTTCTCAGCCATCGTGATCCGATTGCCCTTGGCCCTATTCCAGAGAATGCCATCCAGCGTACCGATATAGCGAATACGTTTACCATCATCATATTCGAGTACGACGTCAAAGATTTGTTCGACCCCGATAGGCTTTTCCGAAGACTTGACGTCCGCGACCCAGATAGGCCACTTCTCAAGGTACTGAAGGGTTTCTCTTGCATAGACAACTGCTGCCGTTTCCATGTTCGAGAGCGTGCGCGTAGCATCGTTCGGGTCATCATAGTAACCCGATGATCGCAGGACACCAGTAGCCAGAGTTCCAATCTGACTCAACGCGCCCGACTCTTTCTTCACATCCTTGAACATCTCCTTCCATCTGGACTCGGTGAAAATCCGATTGCCAGCCGCTTTCGCGTGGTCCGGTAACTTGTCCACATAATGTAGTTGCCAGCATCGCATTGCCGCAAAGAACTGATGCATTGCCTCCCCCGCTTCGAGGGCCAGCGCACGCCCATGCTGAGGATATTGTTTTTGCATATGCACGACGCCCCACGTAGGACACTCACTTATTCCTTCTAAACGACTGTTCGAGAAAGGCCGGAGCGTCTTTGCTTCCGATGGGAGTGTCCTCGTTATCGTCTTCAGGTTGTGATAGATCATCTGGGAACGTAACGGTTCCGGTTGGGATGACGGCTTTGGTGACACACTTATTGTCCGCATCGTAATATCCCTTTATTTGCTCATGCCACTCACGAAGCAACATGAAGAAGATTTCGGAGTTGATCCCGTGTGAGTCACACGAGACCGTGATACTTTGCATGTACTCATGCCGTCTACATTCGGCTTCGCTGTCGAAGAATTTTCCATCCGTGGCCAAGAAGCCATTAACTTTTTTTGACACGATGCCTCCTATACTCGTTGACGAACGCTCGCACCTCATGCAGATCGCTGTTCGTACTTGCTTCTACTGCCTCCATATTGGTCGGTTCTCTAAGCGTCAAATCGTCCTTGAATACCATAAGGTGTGAACAGTAAAGGCAAATAGTGAAATCCCCCGGCTCGGGCATGCTGTCCGTGTCCATGTTCCTTGCCGTGTTAAGCTCGGCATTGCATTGAACACATCGCGCTAATGGAAGTGTCTTCATCTCGTGTGACTCACACTAGTCATCATCATTTGTAAGCGGTTCGCTCTCCACGCTCACACCGGCTACTCGCCCCTCTACTGTGTCCCGTAGAAATTTAAGCTTTCCCTCCTGTGCTTCGCTGAAAGCCACGAACGTCTGCATCATGTTCGCCATTTCGCTGACGACTTCCGAAGCCCCATCCATCTGCTTGGCGATGTCAAGCAGTCTTTCATAAATCAACCCAAGGCAATATCTCGTGCCGGGATCGCTCACTCTATTCTGTAGCTCTCGATTGAAATCGTTCCAGTCCATGTATCACCTCTTCGATAACTCTATCCGATCGAGTACTAGTCCCAACTCACCACGTATCACTTCACACGTAGTAAGATACGCCTCGACCTTCTCGATCTCTCGGTCAAGGCGTTCTATCGACCTTCCCAACTGCTGATAGTATCTGTACAACTTAACCTCCAGCATATTCCCCTCTGTCTCAAGCTTGGTCATCTTGCTTTGCTGATACTCCAAAGCGGCGGCAATACGGCGAGCGCGCACCTCATCGAGATGCGCCTCCACCTGTGCTCGTGTATGATCATCAAACGATGGCGCGAGTATCAACGGCATTCATATCCTCCTAATCGATAATCTGATACCTCGCATTGGCATACCAGACGAAATGCCAATAGCTCCACAGTTCGTTTGTAGGGACTTCGAACATTCCCCAATGCGACAAGGAGAACACGCTACTCCCTCTTAAATAGCATACCCATAGTTCTCTGCCCTTCTGGGCTGCGAGCCCACTCCTCACTTTCCTCTCTACTTGCGTCGAAATCTCCATTGATAACCTGCTCACGCACGTAGAGAATTTTCTCGCGATCAGCAGGCTCGGCCTTCTCCGCAGCTATGTGAAGTTCATTCACAAGGGTAATCGTTGGCGTTTCGAGCGGCGACATGAAGTCGTGGTAGTATCCTGCCGCTGCTTTATTTGCCATTTCATTGAGCCCTACTGATCGTAGAGCCTCTGCTAATTTGTCTTTCGTGTGTATCACACAATCCTCCTTATTGTATGGTTGCGCACCGCACTTGATGCAAGTTAACCAGAACTCACTATTGAACCTTAGAATGTGTTTACACATCACACATTCCTCTCAATAGTAACGGGAAAAGCCCCGCAAGTTGGGCAGTGATTAGGTCTAACAACCTTTCTGACAATCTGCTTACGCAAATGGTTATCGGCATCATACTGGCCTTGAGCATACCCCTTCGCATACGCTTCATCACGTACACGCTCGACGAACTCTAGGAGTATCTCAAAGCCATCATCGTCACTGGCCGCTTCTTCATGCGGTTCGATCGTGTCTACAGGCGACACAACAGGCAGCGTCCATCTCGTCATATGTTTATCCCCCTTTCTTTGATCGCAATACGTCTGATTTGCGAATTGCCCGGTTGCTTAGCTTCCTCGTAAAGCTGCTTCGTCACAGCCTCGGGGACTTTGTACTTCCTCCTTAGCTCCTTGGCGAACCAATCCATGTTGAACTCGCGCCTCGGTACGGACACGTTACACTCAACTGTCATCGCGTTCGCTTCGCCAATCACATAAGTGCCCGGTGTCGAGATCGACTTCGGGTCTTTCACCAAGTCCTCCCCGATCAACTGTTTCATCAGGGCTTCGTACTTCTTCTCCGCTATATCGCCGACACGCTTCCACAACATCAGCATAGCGAGCATCTTGCCCCGATTGCTCTTGTCCGGAAACGTCAGCTTGTTGGGCAATTCTTCCACTTGAGTATATATCTGTGCTTGAAACGCTTGTTCTGTCGCCATCGCTAACCTCGTAATCTTGAAGTGCCTGAATTACTCGACACAGAGTTGCACGTTTCCCTGTATCTTCCTCACCCTCTAAGAGTGTTCGCAAGTCACTCCTAGCGTCTCTCAACGTCTGAACCACTCGTACTTGAGAAAATAAGTTTATTGGAGGTTGAGCAGGTGTACTCATGGCATACACGCCTTTATGAACTGATCTTTCTTGAACTGCGTCTTTTCTTCCTCGACCACTTCCCAGAAGTCTGCAACGGAAACGGCGAGGACGACAAACGCATCGTGGTCAACCTCTTGCTTATGCTCTTCGTACCATACCTTGAGCAGTCGTGCGAGTAATCGTTGTTCCCTTTTCAGCAACCTTGCCTCCCCTCTTGACGAACATTTCCTTGTACCCCAAAGATCGTACCACGGCCATAATCGTGGCATACTGCGGACGCTTGGTGTTGCCCTCAAACCAATTGTATAGCGTACTCACAGCCACTCCCGACTTCACGGAGATTTCGCTATAGGATAAGTCCTCCTTGTTAACGATGCTTCGTACCCGGTCGATCACTGGGTCTTTGTTCACGAAGTTGTAGCTCTTGTAAAGCTTAAGCCCTTGCATGGGTCAATCCCTTCTTCGTGATGGCATACAAGCCCTTTCCATTGGAGCGTACCAATTTGTCAGTGACCATTACATGAAGCTGGCTATTCAAACTCTTCACTGAATAACCCGCGTCCACAATGAGCATCTTCATAGCCCGCAATGGAAAGTTCTTCGGCTGCTCTTTCATGGCACTAAGTATCAACGCCTTAATACCATTCCGACTTGTGATCTGCGCAGGCTTCGTGTGAGTCACACGAGGCTCATCGCCGATCGCATTCTGGTATGCTTCGATATGCATATCTGCGTGCCCCAACGCTAGCACCTTCGCGAACACTTCCATGTCCAAGTCGAAGCTAATTCTTAATTTTTTAACCGGCATCTTCATTCGCTCCTATTAGCTCTAATGTTAAACGCACTGTATCTCCACTTTTATATGGAGGTTCCTCTTCTCCGGCATACAAAGATATATACCCAATCTGAATATACCAGCCCGCACTCTCCACGGTTAGCTCAGCCATACCATCAGCGCCTATCTTGCCACTGACAGTAGTCTCCTTCCTATGCACGTTCCTAACCGTGGTATTCCATACATATCGATTACGCATCTTACAACCCCAGTATACTATAGGCCCTTGCTTTGCACGCCTCCAGTTCCTTCCGCTCTACAGCACCCTCCGCCTGCGCTTCAAGTAATGGATATCCACTATCCATACTTGCCCTTAACTCTTCTTTGGTAGCCCGACGACCTTCGGAATAACACTCGACATGCGCAGGGTCACCAACCTCAAACAGAATGCCGCCAGTCTGACGATCTCGCGCATCACGAAACGTCTTGTAATCTCTACAAGTCCACAACACAACCACACCGGGATTACGTTCAATCATAATGCCTGCCACAGTAGCACCTTCTGGCATGTCCTTCTTATTACGTCTCATGCGTGGCTGAGTGAGAAACGGGCAAGCCTTAGCTCCATACGTTGCGCATTCCAAATGAGACGGCGGCTCTGCCGTGGTCCGCGTGATCGCACACATAGGCCCAATTGGGAAGGTCAGATACTGTCCCAAATAATTACCACATAACCAACATCGCTTGGTTCTCACAGCTTGAACGAACTTCTTTCCGTCCATGCCTCTGAACTCTGGCTCGCCATCCACATATGGCACGAACCACGGCACCGGATAGCCCTCGCTTGATAACGGCAAGTGATGCATTCGCACTGGCATGGGAATGCCAACTATCTTCGCGTTCAACCTATTCATGACTATCTCCCCTTGTCCGCTGGTCTGTTCAGTCTTTCTTCGAGACGCCCGCCCGGATAGATCGTAATCGTCGATACCCTGCCGTTAGGATAGATAGCAGTGTACGTGCCAAGTTCTCGATCGAGATTGTATGCAGTCCAAATCCGCGCATGTGGTCGTTTTCCTTTCACTATCTCTATCAGCACAGGCTGCGCTGTTAGATTGTCCAATGCCACGAAATGCTTCAAGCGCGCCCTAGTCAAAGGACGCGCCACTTCATACCTAGTTATCATGGTGATTTCGCCGACTAAAGAGAACATTACGCTTCATCTCTTTGAGAGGAAGCATGGCGTCAATGCTGTAAAGCGTTTCGCCCTTGTTATTCTGCGTAACGTTCCAGCTAAACTCACGCGACTTGCTCACTTCAGCAATGGCCTTGCTAGCAGCCTCGGTGTATTCTTTGTCATCGACAAGAATGCGCTGCAAGTGGATCACACACTCGACGAGTGTATCGAAGTAATGTGGCACATGCTTCTTCAGTGAAAGCTTTTCCTTGTTATTCGCAAGCCACTCGATCATCTCCAAGCAGCGATGCGCGCGCTTTATGTACGGGTCCGCGTCCCGCATATGATCTTTGTCTAGCATCATCCTCGCTCCTATTTTAGTTAACCAAGTCCTCTTCCGTGTGTGTCACACGGCGAGCAATCGTTATCACAAACGACGTCGCGTGTGGCGTTGCCTCTATGATCCCTCCGATCATGTCCGTCAAGCTAGCCAACGTCATCAAATGACTAATGCTCACGTCATATTCCCTGTCATGTAAGTTGGCAATGAGATCAAGCGTGTACATATCGGTTTCACGTTTCATCATTGAAGCAGCCTTTCCTGTGACGTCCGCAACACCTTCGCTCTATCCTCTAGTCCGTCCATGTAGCCGACGGAATAGCATGCATGCACTTTCTTCATCACGTACTGGATCAGCTTCTCCTCCCATTCACCATCATGCCGATTGATGATTTCCTCGTCCAGCAGTTCCTCGTAAATCTGTCCGTGAAGTACTTCGTGTGTCTCACACGACATTGGCTTCTTTCCCTTCCCAAAACGCACGATATCACCATGATAGCACAACGCTATCACGGTGTCAAGGCCTGTTTTTTATGAGAGAGAAATGGCCCCCGTGTGAGTCACACGAGGGCCGAGACGGTACGCGGAACTTATGCCGCCTCAACACGCGCTTCTAAGACGTCTTCAATCGTCTCCGAGAGCGTTTCTAAAGCCTTGGCCAAGCCATCTCCGATATTCTTGACCTTGCCCAGAGATGTGATCAGGGAGTTGACGTGCGCGGTAATGGACTTTTCAGTCACTTGCGCGCCTTCTCCCGTCTTGCCTGCGGAAACCGATCCGCCGCGAGCAATGCGACCGATCTCTGCAAACGATGGCTTGTTATTGAGTTGGACAGTCTTGCCATTCACCTCAATGGACTTCTTTTCGTCAAGCTTCACCTCGTCACTGCCGAAATGCTTTTTGACGGCCGGCCCAGAGAGCAAGAGCGTGCCAATCTTTTCGTCAAGTTTGGACACGATACCTTTCTCAACGATACCATGAGCAGCGGCAGCCGCCCACTTAAGTTGCCTCTGGTAGTTTGAACGGAACGTATCTTTATCCTGATACGTTTCGCAATTGCTCTTATTCTCGCCAGACTGCACGAGATAGTTTTTCGTCCATGCAGCCAAGCCGATTTTTTCCGCACCGTCATCCGCACGATTGATGACGCGAACACCCAACACGACTTCCAGCTTTTCACGAAGAACGCCCCAAATCTTGCCATCTTTTAAGACGTCGCCGAGATCGATACGCTTGTCGCTCTTGGCAGCCTTGACGAATGCATCCGTCATAAGCGCAAGCGTCAAGTGCTTTTTCTTATCGTTCTGGAATGCCAGAGTGCTAATCTCGTCATCTACCTCCATTGAGGACTTCATATTGACGAATGCCTTTTCGCCTACATCTGCCGAGATAGCATTGGCGAGGACGAAACCGACTGCTTTCGTATCCTTGGCCATCGGTCGCGATGAAGAAGTTCTTGCTGTTGCTTTTGCCATTTAACTAGTCTTTCCTGTTGTTGGCATGATTGCCAATCGCGAATTTCGCATGTTCGTGTGACTCACACAAGACAATTCTGAAATTTCTGGTGCGGCATATTGTCGCACCCGCATAATCCATTGATTTTTCTCCTATTTTTGCCGATTTTCGAGCTTTTTCTACCTCAGGTTGCATGTTCCGCGTCCATTTTAAGCGTCCCGGCCGCGCTTACTGCCAACGTCCGCTCAACTAGAGCGTGTATGGCCAGCCGGTGTGACGTTTTTGCCACACTGTGGCAAGCCGGTAACGTGGCATTTCTACCACAGGTTGCACTGTGGCTTGCGAGCCACAGTGTCTTTTTTGTCACGGCCTAGTCGCCCTTAGCCTTTAGCTTGCCGTTATTCACCTTCATAAATTCCAGTATCTCGTCAGCGTGGCCTAGCAGGGTCACCCATTGCTCTTTATAGAGCGTTACCGGGAACCTACCCAAGCCATAGACGCTTAAACCGCCTTTCGCGCCTATCTTTAGGCGAAAGGGTCGCTCTGCTGCTGCCCTCAGCTTTTCGTTTTCCGCTCTAAGCCGCGCAAGTTCTTCCTGCTCAGCTTTGAGATTTTTCAAAACAGCCATTTTCCATCCTTTCTGGAACGGTCACAGGCGACCATTAGAAGGCCGCCTGTGAGTTTAAATCGGTTTCGGGTACTTAGCGGGCAGCCGCTTCGGAGGACGCCTGACGGATCAGCGTATTGAGTTCAGCGCCGATACCAGTATTCCGAAACGCGCCGCTTTTCGTCACCGACGGAAAAACGGACGAGGTGCATGCGGCTTTCAGCTTGTCAGACTTGACGAGCTTTTCACTGCCACAGATTGCCTTGGCGTTCTTTTCGAGATCGGGGAAATCAGACAGTTCCCAGATAACCCGAGTAACCTGCTTTTCCTGCTTTGCCGAACAAATCGGCATGGTGGCAAGAATGAACGCCATGGCAACAAGAGATGACTTCAACATATCAAACACTCCTAAATTGCTCGTGTATCTCACACGAGCGGGTTAACGCCTAATCCCGAGGCGCGCGGGTCGTATCGGAACGCAACTCATTTGCTTTGCGTTCCAAAGCTTCGCGAAGGTCTGCCTCGTCTTCGCTGTCGTCGTCGTCGTCGCTAGCTTGCAACGGCATCCAACGCTCGTCAAAGGTCGAGGGAGTATCATCGCCAAATCGCGCTTCGCAATCTGTATCAGTTGAACAAGTCTCAATTGGCACTGGCCTATCTGTGATAGGCTCAATTGCGTATATCGCGCCGAACAATGCCATAATGAGCAATCCTAATCGAATGCTCATTACTGCACCATCGTCGAAAGCGGCCGGCCGGTATCGAAGAACGCGATGTTATACCGAACGAAGTACAAGCCGGTTTTTTGTCTCTTAGCAGACATAACCAATATCAAGCTAAGATTGGTTCCCAGTTCATGGCAAACAAAGCCACCGTTTGAGACCCTAACCACATCGTAACCCTGCTTTGTCAACTCGCCGACTAGGCAAATCATCTCTGCACGGGTTAGCGCGGTATGTATAAAATTTTCGCTCATCTCTCTTGCTCCATTTTAAGCTAACCCCTTGCGCCAATGCGCAACGACACAGCAAGCGGCTGCCATGGCAGACAAAAGACTTGAGTTGATTGTGCGGGTAACGTTCACCGCATACGATGCATTTCGCTCTAGCTAGCTGAACTTGTCAGCGAAGGGTGCAACGAAGCACGAGCGGGTAACGCATTGCGCACAAATCGCGCGCACTGGCGAAAGGGGTTAGCTTGGTTTTCACAATGTCAAACAACCGGAAATCAAAAGGCGCGGGGGGTAAGAGCAAACCCGTGGGGCTCAACACCGCAAACCTAGTCAATCCGTATTCCCATCAACTCCACTCATCCTATGCGCCAAAGGCGCGGAACTCAATCTCGCTCAACAAATAAATTCGAGTTATCCACAAATATATTGCTTGACTTTCAAAAACCCACCGTGTGAGACACACGAATATCACGGTTGCAAAAGATCACAATCACAATCGCGTTTAGGTCGCGCACACACGGGCGCGCTCGTCAATCACCCTATGGTTGCATTCACGCAATCGTGATCACAAAATCACAAAAACACATAATCGTGATACAACCTTAAATAGCTATGTCTTCCACGCATACCTCGACCTATCTCCTTGATATGTCTAGGGAATTAGCTATGCGTTTAATGCATGGCCCGTGGCCCTCCCCGTTTTCAAAATAGGTGCTAGGGTAGGGTTGACATTGGGGGGGGGGCGAGCGGAGCGAGGTCAAGCGTGATCGCTTTCATAATCGCGAAATTCATCCCAATTCTTGTCGCTATGCGACCGTGTGACTCACACGAGAAAAACAACCGATATCAAATCGCTATCTGGCATGAAATAAATATGAAATAAGGCGTAAAAAGGCTTGACAACCGCGCCTATCGGCGGTATAATGCCATACAATATAGTAAATCAGCGATCTTATAGGCTTTGGGCCTGTTGATTTACTATAGAGCGTGCGGGAGACTGGTCTTGAGGAGGGCCAGTCTCTTTTTTTGTGCGTGTGTGACTCACACGTGAGATTTTGGCGCGGATTATTCGAGAATGAGGGTGAACATCAAGAGCGATGCGATTAGCGCGCACACGGCGCACTCAAGGAGGAAAGAAAGGAGGGATTTTTCCGCCTTCATCTCGCGTTTTCTATTCTCCACAACTATAAGTTGTATGAATAAGCCCATCATTACACCATATCCAGCTAACCCACCACACAAAAACGCCCTCCACATGGAGTGGAAGGCGTGATAGTGCCAGATCGATACGATTGCGAATGTAAACCAGAATAATATAGCTAGTAGGTCAGCTTCTCTAGTCCACATATGCTCCTTACTCTTCCTGCACGATATTCGCTCTTATATATAATATCCTTTCCTAGCTCTATCTCTCATTTTTATGAATTCATCGATCTTGTCTTGCACGGCATTTATACGTCTTTTTGACGCCCCTTCTCGTTTTCTTCGCTCCTTTATTATAATCAATTGGTGTATATACTTGTTGAGTATCTGTTCCTTACTCAATATCTTGCGTTTTCTCTCCCAATTCAGCTTTGTGTGTCTCACACGACGCTCCTTCGCTGCGCTACTCTTCACAATCCCCATTCCTGTTCTTGCTACGTCCTTCGCGATTTACGAGCTCCATTATACACATGAGAAGTACCCGTGTCAAGGCTTGAGAGAGACGATGCGACGATATGTCGCACCCCACACTCGGATACCATTGGAAATGAGTTAGAGCTTGACATTGTTCTTCATTTGTTCTACTATATACGATTAAGTGAGGCACATTTTGCTGTTTGCGCAGCCGTGTGACTCACACGAGGAGGTCATGTTAAGGGTCAACCTAGCACGGGGTATGATCTGAGCATGGCCTTTGGGCGTGGCGTTGTTCGCTCCTTCGTCATGTCAGGGCCGAGCGGTCGCTTTTCCTGTCGGCCGTTCGGCCCACGGGCGAGCAGAGTGAACGAGTTACGTGTGAGTCACACGAGTCGCGTTGCGACACACGGAGGACGAGATGGCGAAATTCAACTGTACTGTAAAAGGTGGTCTCTTCGCTCAATTCGCTTCTACACTGCCGAGCATTGAAGCGAACAACATAATTTACGATCACAGGCGCGCAGCGCAAATGCTTGCGCACAAGGGCGATTTCGAGGCTCGGACGCTATTGAATGCTCTTGCCGGGGCCGCTCCGGGCGCAAACGCACAATACATCTACGCGGAAATCTCCCCGAACGTCGAAATGGGTGGTAAGCGTGTGATCCAGCAAACCAATCTCATCAATCGTGCAACGACGGCAGCAGACGCGACGGATATCAAGACTGAAATCGGCGCGTTGTCTACGAATAGCCACACAGTCAACCAAGCAGTGAACAAAGACCGCAATCCATTAGGAACGCGGTAGTTCTAGGGCGGCGGCAGATGGGCTCGTAAGACCGCCGCTAGCCTTGTGTGAGTCACACAAACGGAGGATACGATGCGAGCAGGTAAGCGACTTGATCCATTTCCGAATTCCTATACGGGCGATCCACTTGCAGCGTATAGGCTCAATATCGCGAAGGCCGGCTACCCGAATTGGATGATGCTATATGGGGACTCCGGGCCAATGCCGGTTGATTGGGTAGAACCAGAGCCGAAGGAATTGGAGGGCGAAGACGCTCCGCCGACGGCTCCGGTTCACGAGGAAGATAAGCCGAACGAGGAAGAGAAATCGAAACCTCATCACGAGACGCATAAGAACAGGAAATGAGGAAAGTCTACAAACCAAGAGTCAAGCGAGAGGCGGCGAAGTCAACGCCAGTTCCTCTGCCGGTTCTCGCTCGCGTGGGCGATCCGTTCGTCGCCCCCGACGGATCGCTCATAGCGCCTGAATACCCCGAGGACTATTTTCCGAGGGTACGAGAAGACACAAAAGTCAATCCGGTCACGTTCCGAGGGAAGAGAAGGAGGAACATCAACGAATTGCCAGCAGCGGTTAACGTGATGACTGCTTGTGGCGCGATTATGCTTTACACAATGTACGGCATTGGAGATAGGGAAATAGCCAATGCCTTGAAGTGTTCCGTGACCGATGTCGAGGAAATTAGAGCGCATCCAGCATATGGTGAATACCTCGAATTGATCGGAACTGAGATCATATCTGCCGAGAGCGACAATGTAACGTACAGGTTAGCGGCATACGCGCATGGAGCACTTGATACTGTGGCTCATGTGTCGCGTAATGGGAAATTAGAGAACAATCGCCTTCGTGCCTCGATCGACATTCTCGACCGTGGTGGCTTTGCTCCTAAAGCCGTAGCTGAGAAGCAGGTTTCACTTAAAAACGTGCTCCGTATCCAAGTCATCGATGACAAGAACCATAATCGAGACATGGATATATCTCTTAGCTCGATTGTGGAGGAAGAAGATGGCGATAGTCAGGAACAAGGGCAATAGCGCGACGCCTGTAGACAAGTCCTACGTAGTCCCCAACAGATACAATGTAGTTAATCCGTGTACACCCTTGTACGCGGGCGAAATCGTGACTGGCATCGTAGGCATAGGCACAGGCGCGACGTGGGGCGCTTATGTATCCACAAGCCTTGATCCATATTCGTGGATACCTTACACAGTCGGTCAAGCTTTGAACGAGATGTAGTCGGCGAAGCCAATCGTGTGACTCACACGGGGAGATTTCATCATGATCGACATAGCCATAAATCTTCTATGGATACTCATCGGTGTCATCGTCATTTGCGCGGTGATTTACTTTGTGTTCTACGTGCTGCGCACGGTGATGGCAATTCCAATTCCGCAGCGGATAGAACAGGCAGTATGGCTGATTGTTCTGATCCTTGTCGTCATCGCGTTGTTGTCACTGCTCGCTGGGGGTGGCGGCAATTTACACTTTCCAAGGCTCTCGGTCCACTGATATAGAAGTGATGCCGCCTCCGGGACCGGGGCCTAAGCCAATTTGTAGAAACTGCTAGTGTGAGTCACACAGAATGCAAGCTCACAACAATTATAAGCTCCGCAAGGGCTCTACTCACTGGACCTTTGACAAGTCCAGAAACAAAATCCAATTCTTTGGCGGTGGTTTTGCCAACGGCAAGACCACTGCGCTTGTCATTAAGGCACTCAAACTTTGCGTAGCGTATCCGGGTTCGAACGGGTTACTTGGGCGCTCGACTTATCCGAAGCTAAACGATACGCTACGCAAAGTCTTCTTCCAGTGGTGCCCTCCCGACTGGATCAAGAAGATGCCGACGCAGGACGATAATACGTGTTATCTGAAGAATTCAACAGTGATAAACTTTCGATACATCTCACAGAGAGGTAAGCAAAGTGTAGATGGCTCTACGACTTCGAATTTGCTATCCGCTACTTACGACTGGATCGGGATCGATCAGATTGAAGACCCCGAGATCGTACATAAAGACTTGCTCGATCTTATGGGCCGACTGCGTGGTCAGGCGCCGTATCGCCCGGAGGATGAGGAAGATGAAACGATGCCTGACTCGGGGCCTCGATGGTTAATGTTGACATGCAACCCGACAAGTAATTGGGTGTATCGAGAAATGGTTCGCCCGTTACAAGTGTTCAGGAGTACGGGTCGCAGAGTGGAACAATTGCTTGCTGATCCACAGACTGGCAATCCCATCATTGATCTTGTCGAAGGCTCAACATATACGAACAGGGAAAATCTCACCGAGGACTTTTTGCGCTCGTTGGAAGCTTCGTATCGTGGGCAGATGCGTGACAGGTTCTTGGAGGGCAAGTGGGCTGCATACGAGGGACTTGTTTATCAAGACTTTGACGAGTCGAAACACTTGCTCACACGCGAGCAAGCAATGCAGCATTTATGGTATCTGCAAAGGGCGAATTACCGTGTCAAATCAATCGAAGGGTTCGATTTCGGACTCAGTTCTCCTTCATGTTATCTTTTTGGATTTGTGGATGACTGGGGAAGAGTTATTGTGCTGGACGGATATTATAAGAGAAACTTTCACTACACGCAACAACCCAGTGACGTTAGTAAGATTAGGAGCAAATACGCTCATCTTATCCACTTCGAGGACTCCATTCACGCTGATCCTTCAATCTTCAAGCAGAAGGTTATTGAGAAGCACATCGACACAGGCACTCCTGTTGCACGTCTATTGTCAGATGCCGGAATGGAATGCAGACCTGCTACGAATGATATTGTATCAGGAGTTGCAAAGGTTGCAGCTTACCTCGCAGACCAGCCAACGCATGAGCATGTCCTCACTGGAAAAGCTCCGGCACCTCTTCTGTATTTTGTCGATGATCTGGACTTTATCTCCGACGAGATTAGCAATTATTATTGGGACCGCACTTCGTCAGGGGAACACATTGATCGACCCATCGACCGAGATGACCATGCGATGGATGCTCTCAAATATATGCTATCCCACCTCCCAGAACCATCAGAAATCGTGACACCCAAGGACAAAAAACCGAAGCCATGGATGTTCTGGCAAGAGGAAGGTGACGATGGTGAATATAGAAGGGTACGTGGATGACAACAGAAGAGATTGTCAATGCAGTACGAGTTGTGGCGAAGTTCAATCCGCCTATGGAAGAACTTGTTTTGTCATTTGAAGCCTTCCTACCGGGTGCCTATGAATACAAAGACCCGGTGGCAGATGCGGTTAGGGCTGGCTCAGGAGTATTTGAAGGTCTGGCAAAGGCGTCACCAAGACTTGCCGACTGCATACACATCTTTGTCTATTTCATTTCTAACCCGTTTAATTCGGTTGTTGACAAAAACCGTGCGAGAGACGAAGTAACGAAGGTAATTCTTCAACTCTAGTGTGAGTCACACGAAATGGTCGATAGCACAGAAACCGAAATCAATCAGAACGACGATCCCACCGGCGACGTATTTGATGTTGATACATATCTCAACTCAGATAATGACGGTGAAAGGCCGGGCACGAAGGCGAAGAAAGAACCTCCGCCTTATCAGATGTACCCGGAGTCGAAAATTCCTGTATCGAAGGCGTTTGGCTCTCTTTGGCGAACGAAGATTGAGGCTACGCAGCGCACGAACGAATTGATTTATGAAGCATGGGAACAGTGCTTCGCGTATTACAACAATCATCAGGTAAAAGCGGCTCAGAGCACGAAGGGCATATTCACCCGAGGCGACGTGACCGAGAACGTCGTCTATTCGAATATCAATGTGATGCTTCCGGCAGTTTATGGTCAAGACCCAGACGTTGCGATTAACACAACGGACAAGGAGGATGAGCCATTCGCAGAGTGCGCTCATGAGTTGCTGAACGCTTTACTTAAGGGCAAGAACCTCCTTAACGCAAAGCCGAAGATCAAGAAGGCCGTTGGCGTTGCACTGATGACGAATTTCGGTGTCATCAAGCTCGATTACGTACTTAAATCGGACTCCGTTGACACGGTGATGAATGAATTACAGCGGGTCACGAAGGAAATCGCCACTGCGAAGAACATGAAAGCCTTGGAGAATGCCTACGGGAAGCTCGCTGCCATTGAGTCAATTGTGAGCGTGTTCGAGCCGGGAGGGCCGAAGCTCAGGAATGTGATGGCTCGCAATTTGGTTGTTGATCCTGTGGCGGAGATGCCCGATGGCACGGATGCGTCGTGGATGGCGGAAAGATGTTATATCCAAACCTCGTATCTCAAATACAAATTCACCCAGCAGGAGAAGAACGAGAACGATTGGTATTACGTTTTCAAACCAACACATAAGGCCGTGTTTGCAGAGGGAAGTGGAAATCAGAAGGATGATGCTTACGGCCTTGTACTCCAAACGCTTTCCGGTGATCCGACATATCAAGAAAATGAGCTCATTGGAACGTACAGGGATTTGTACTTTACGGAGTGCTGGCTTGTGTGGGATAAGGCAACACGTCGCACGGCTTTGTTCGCTGCCGATGATTGGGCATACCCACTTTGGGTGTGGGATAATTACACCAAAACTTCGAGGTTCTTTCCCTATTTCATTTTTGGGTTTGGTTTGTCAACGGGCCAAGTCACGACCGTGGGTGAGGTTTCGTACTACTTGGATCAACAGGACGAAATCAATCAGATCAATCGGCAGGTTGCCAGAATACGCAATTCGATATTTAATTTCTTCTTCTACAATTCCCATAAAATATCGCAAGCCGACGTCGAGATATTGATGAAAGCCTTGAAGCGTGGATTTGTTGACGAGCAAGCTGTCGTCGGCGTGAAGGTTCCAGAAGGAGGGAAAATATCCGACGTTATCGAGGCAGTGGTCCCGCCAGCAATACACATCAAGGAATTGTTCAACAAAGAACCGACGATGCAAGCAATAGATCGCATCTCGAATACGTCGGACGCAATTCGCGGAACGCAGTTCAAAACGAATACGAACGAAGCAAGTGTGCAGAGCTATCAGGACGCGGCCCGTATGTCCGTCGGCGCGAAGATCGAAGTCGTCGAAGAAGTCATGGCGGACTTGTGCAAGGCCTTGCTTGAGCAGTGCGTGCAGAATATGGACAAGGAGGATGTGATCGGTTTGATCGGGCCGAGCTTTGGTGAAGCATGGCAGAACATGACGCTCCAGCAGTTTAATTCGAACTATGGCCTTGACATTGTACCGGGCACGGTGGAAAAGCCGAACTCCATTTTCAAGAAGAAGGAGGCCGTGCAGATCGTGCAAGCCATTGGTCAATTCGCGTCTGCCGCTCCGGTTACGTCCATGAAGGTCGCATTGCGTGTCCTCGAACAAGCCTTCACCGAAGTGGTCATCAAACCTGAAGATTGGAATATGATGGAACAAGAGATGACCATGAATGCGCAGAAGGGCAACTCCACGGGCGCTCCGGGCGCTCCACAGCCGGGGGCACCTCCGGGCGGTCCTCCCGGTGGAAGTCGTGCTCCGCCTCCGGGTGGCGCTTCGAGTGGCCCTCCAAGTGGCGCGGCAGGTGGCGCTCCGCAGCCGGCTCCGGGTACACAGCCTCCGAACCCTGCCGGTGGTGCTATTGGAACAGATATTCCACCAGCACTTGCGAACCTGCCGCCTCAAGTCAAGAACCAAGTTATGCAAATGCATGCACAGGGGATGCCAGCCGAGCAGATTATGCAGTACATTCAGCAGCAAGTACAGAACACAGCTTCAGGCGCAGGGCCGATGGGACCAGTTCCTGTCGGTGGCAAGCACTTAAAGCCGGGAGCACCAGCAGCGCCGGGAGCACCTCCGGGTACACCAATACAGTAAGGGAGGCATGAATGCCAGATACATTTGACGAGAAGGTCGGATTGGACGTCATCAAGGACTCGATGGGCCTCACTGACGAAGAACTCGCCCCGGAGCCTATGGAAGAGGAAGTAGGGCCGGAAGATTTAGGTGAGGAACAAGAGTTCTCGGGTGAGTCACACGAGCAAGAGTTTGAGCCGGCTCCTCAAGAGCAGCGCGGAAGGGAGCAACGGGCTCCGCAGCGGGATGGTCAACAACGACCAGACCCGCTGCGTCAGAAAACTCTTCAGTTCGATCCGAGAGCCTCGTTTCGTCAGGACAAGAAAGGTAATCTCGTCGATACTCGCACGGGTGAGATTATCGCACGATCAGGAAGCGAAGCGCGCATTTATCAGAGAGTGCATAAGGAGGCATCGGACTATATCCAAGCAGCCACGCGGAACATCCAAAACCAAATGGCAGGAGAACGCGGGAAGCTTGAACGAGCGGTAGAGATTGGGTTAGGGTTCGAGCAATCCTATCAGCAAGCTCGTCAGCAGTTGCAGAAACTCAATGCCTTTGAGCTTGGCCATGATCAGCTTATTGAGGCTGCGCAATACTATAAGCAAGCCCAAACCGACCCGATAGGGGTATTGAAGAACCTCTTGACACGGGCGGCATTAAATGGTATAGATGTAACACAATTAGGTGTGCCCGGAGCAGGATTTGACGTCAAGGGCATTGCCGACATGGTGAGAAGGGAAATTCAGCAGAATATCGCTCCTGTTCAGCAATACACGGCTGAGCAGCAGCGAAGAACTCAAGAACAAAACGTACAGTCCCAATACCTCCAGCAAGCGGAGAGACAGGTAAACAGCTTCTTCCAAGATACGCCGCAAGCCGTGCCTTACATGCATATCTTTCACGCTGTTTTATCACAACCCCAATTTCAGCAGATGTCATTGGGAGCAATCTGGGACAAGCTACAATTACACCTGATAAGGAATGGTGTAGACCCAAGCCGTCCACCATCCCGAAGTCAGAGGCAGCGACTAAGTGGACCACCCTCGGGACAACCGAGGAGTCTGCCGGTTGGGCAGGGTATGGCCCCATCTGGTGGTGACAGGACAGGCCGAGGCAACGCTGGCCCGGCAAATCCAAGCACGTCATACGACGCGATCATACGAGAAGTGTTAGGCTCCGCCGGAGTTCGCTAGCCGCTCGTGTGAGTCACACAGAAAGGGAGCGTACCTCATGGTACTCGATACAATTATTCATTCCATGCTCGATCGCTCTCGTGCGAAGCTCATTATGGCTTCGGCCATTAGCGGCACGGTGAGCGCATACCTACATGCTAAGAAGCGTGTCATCACTGAGGACGGCGGCCCACAGATCAGCAATCCGCTAATCACGGGCCTCAATCCGAACGTTCAGTCAATGCAGTATTACGATACTGTATCCATCGATCAGACGAACGAGTTCACGACCGTTGAGTTCTATATGTCTCGTGTCGTGGGATCGCTCATCATCTCGGATCAGGAAGAAGATGAGAACCAAGGACGGGCGGAAATCTTCAAAATTCTCAAGGGCAAAATCCAAGCCCTCGATGAGTCCATTAAGAGGAAGTTTGCGCAATATCATACTAGTGTCGGCGTTGGTAGCGATCCCAACGGTCTTGGCAATCTTATCCCTGCTGATCCTACTGTGGGCGTTGTTGGGGGTATCAATCTTGCCAACGAGTCTCAGTGGAGGAGTTCGTCATATGGATTTGCGGGTACCCTATCTCCCGAAAACATCGAAGAGGCCTTCGACGATATTCTCGAACTCGATCTCAATCGCTCGACCGACGGCCAGTCCTCCCCAAGACCGACCTGCATCTTTGCAGGCCGCAACATATACAGAATGCATAAGGCCGCGGCGAGGGACAAGCAGCAAATCCAACTCTCGGACTCTGGCACAGGCCGCAAACTTGTTAATCTTGGAATTAGCGGTACTACGCACAACGGCATTCCCCTCCTATTCGACGAGAAGCTCGCGGCGAACGACAGCTATTTCATCAACGAAGAATACCTGACCCTTCACATTCTTCGCGGCGCAAATATGCGTATCAAGAAGCTGTCGTCTCCGTGGAACATGGACGCGACGGGTCGCAGAGTCGTGTGGGAAGGTCAGCTTTGTACATGGAGGCAGTACCGTACCCACGCGTACCTCACGAACACTTAGTGTGACTCACACGAACGGCGGAGCATTACCATGATTGCAGGAGTATTGAACGGATCGCGACTGGCCTATGTAGTGGTCAAGCAAGAAGGTGAAGTGAAACGAGAAAAGCACTTCTGGTCCAAGGACGGGATCAAGAAGAAGCTCATATCCGAAGACGCCGGGTACATCGTTTATTTCCCGAGAGGCCACGCAATCCGCATCAGGTCGATGGCGATGCTCCGCCATTATCGGTTACACAAAGAACCGAGGATCATTCAGCTTGAAGGGCTCAATGATCCGAACTCCCCGCTTGGAAGGATGTTCCTGTCGCAAGACCCGCACCTCCGAATGGCGAGCTATCGTGAGCTTGAACAAATGGTGATTGACCTTGCCTCGGCAAGAGGCAAGATCGAAGTGAAAGACTTTGAACCCAAAGACCCCGATGAGGATGACATCGCAGCATAGGAGGTTTCAAAATGTCGTTTAGAGATCGACAATTCAGCAATCAGCAGGGCATAAACCAATATGTCCCCGGCATGCAGTGGGCATCATGCTTGGATATCCAAAAGGGAAGCACATTCTCGCTTGGCAAACCCGTTGCTCCAATCACACCTGTCGTCATCAACTTCGCCATTGGCACGAACCTGAATGGTTTCCCACCAGCGCCAATCGTGTTCGCTGATACGCCATACGGTCGGAACATCGTTGTGGGTATCACGACGGCTCCTACCGGCGGAACTGCCATCAAGGTGTTTGGCGAGGATTACCTTGGGCAGCCGATGACCGAACAATTTGTGATCGGTGGTGCTACAGGCAAGAAGGCGTTCTATCGCGTTCTCGGTGCCACGGTGCTTGGCACGACAAGCGTAGCAGGAGCGATCAACATCACTCAAGGTGCGCTTCTCGGCATTCCGTACAAGGGCACAGTTGAATGGGCAAGGGAGGGCAATCCTCCTGTGCTCATCGATCCGGGTACGGTATATGCGAAGTGCGTGTTGGCGGACACGACCGATCCAGCAACAGCAGTGACAGGCGATACCCGAGGCATGTACACGCCGACGGCAACTCCCGATGGTCTCAAGGAGTTCGTTGTCAACTTGAGGCCCGACACTTCAATCAATGCCGCGAATAATGGTGGACTTCACGGCATCAGACAATTCAACGGATAATTTCGTGTGACTCACACAAACAGGAGACTATGATGAGTTTAGGAGCAGCACGGGTAAGAGAGAACTTCAATCCGAGCAAGGATAACATAGTCGATAAGATCAAGCGGTACACAGCTGACTTGATCGATCTCTGCGAGGACTTGAAACATCTCGACCCGAGGCTGTCTTCACTAGCCCAAACCGCATACGAAGAAGCTGCGATGTGGGCTGTCAAGGCAGCAACGACCGAGAAGAAGTAGGAAACTCGAATGGCCAAGACGATCCGAGAGATTGTAACTGACGCTCAGGAAGTTCTTGGCGACGTTCCGGGTGCAGGCGTGCAGACATATAGTGATGACCGTATGTTTCGCGACTGCATCCGGGCATTCAACTTGTTCCACAAAAAATATCCGTGGGACCAGTTCATGACGTGGAGCATGTGCGATCTGGATGGCACAACGGGCAAGATCACCGTTGACGTCTTCCAGAACCTAAAGGATTTCGAAGATATCTTTTCGGTATTTCCATCAACATCCAACTATGAAATTCCGATCTTAGATCGACGACGCAATCCGAACACGCTGAGTGGCACGAAAGGTATATTCTGGGCGGCACTGCCAACGATCGATCCTGATTATCAGTTTCGACGCATCCAGATCATTCCTCCAACTGCTACTAGTTCGATTGTCGTCGCTTGGAGGCACTATCCCAGACCATATTCCACGATGGGGCAAGTCTCGCCT